CCTGCGCAATCGACCCCATCGGGTCGGCAACAAAGTCACCAATCCCGCGTTTCAGCGCATTGGCACGCTGGTAGATGTACGGCAGAACGTCACCAAGCAATCCGGCCATGTCAGAACTTCCCCGCCGGCTGCACGCCAATCGAAAAGCTGCGAATCTTCCACTGTGCAGGACCAGCATGGGCTAGCCGGATCGCTGCATAGCGGCCCTTCACCATCACGTTCGCCTTGTGGCTTGCGCCAACCGTGAACGTCACCGGGTCGCGCATCGTGGGTGCCTGGTGCGGGTACATGGAAGCGCCAAGGGATACGTCAATTTCCGTCCCGGCAGGCGCGTCTACATTGAGCCAAACGTCTTTGAACAGAAAGACGCCATCCTCGCCCATGGACATCGCCACGCGCTCTAGGTAGCTGCTGATTTCCGCGCCGTCATCCGTGCCGCCGAAGTCATACGCACTGATCGCCGGGGCCGTGCGGCACAGCATCAGGCGGGTTTGGTTTGCCGTCAGCGTCTCTGCATACCACGCGCTGCCGTCATCCTCCCAAGCCTCAGAATCAGCGGCCCATGTCGCGGTAGCGTTGGGGTCATCGATCAGGCCAGTAGCGCCATAGGTCACGCTCGGCAGGTCGCGCTCTCCCCATTTGCGGGTTTGCCAGTTCCACACCATGGCTTTGTCACAAGCGGTCTGCCCGACAGACGGGAAGCAAACCAGCGTTTCCTGACGGATGGGGTTGGACACCACGAACGAGCGTTCGTAGTTGTCCGGATCCATGCTGTTGAAGATGTATTCCTTGACCTGGCCGTCCGCGATGCTCTGCGTGGTCTGCCCATCGAACAGGACCACATCGCCCACGGCGAGAATCACCGTCCCCATCGGGGTATGCGCAAAACATCCGCGCGCCATCATCCCGGTAGGTGCGGGCAGCTTCTGCGACTGGAACACCAGCGCGCCATCAATAAACGTGAAGCGGTACATGCTCCGCTCCTTGCACACGATGAAGCTGTCCCCGTGCTGGAACCCGTCAATGATCGGGTCTGGCGTCTCGGCAATCTCGACTTCGCGGGCCTCTAGCGTCTCGTCCGTCTCGTCCCATGAGGTCGGCAGCGCACCGGGGAGCGCCGCAGCGGACCACTTGACCATGTGCGGGTACGCGGTGCTCGATTTCGTGACGTTCAGGGCAAAGATGAACTGCTTGAACACCCGCAGCGACTTGCAGCGCCAATTGGTGTCCCAGCCGGTCAGCGTGGCGAGGTTGGTCGCCGTGTTCCCGTTCCAATACTGCGGGACGTTGAATGCGTTGTTCATCACCAGCAGCCCGCCGATGGTGCCGCCGGTCCACCGATCATCAATCGCGCCACCCGGAGCCGTGCCCGTGATGTCCGTGCGCGTGGTGCCGTCGTCCACATAGACCGCAGTCAGCCCCGCGTGCACCCAAAACCCGGTTGTCGCCGTCTCGTAGTAATACAGCCAGTAGGGCGTGACGGAAGGGGCGTCGAATTGGTCATAGATGCCGTTGATGCGCTCGGCAAAGCCTTTGGCAAATCGCATGTTCTGGCAGCTTGACCAGACGCCGGGCGGCAGTTCCTGCGGCATGGCATCGCGCACCACACCCTGTCCGCAGTCTTTGACTTCGTAGCGGTTCATGAGTCAGGGAATGCGTCAGAAGGTGGCGTGAAGCTCGCCGTATAGCGTGCCGTGCCGATGGTCAGGCGCACTTCGTCAAGGTAGCCAGAAAACCACTGGCCTGCGCCGGTATGCACAGCGCCGAAGTAGCATCTCGTCGAATTGCTATAGGCGCGGGTGTCGGTGACGCTCCACACAAGCGTTCCGGCGATGAACCCTCGAATTGTGTTGCCTTCGCGGGTAACGGCCCAATGCTGCCAGGTGTCTGCGGTGAACTGCGTAGTTCCATCGCCAGCAATGACAACTGAATTGTTTGCCAGAATCAGCCGGTCGTTTTGGCCGGCGCCGGATGCTGATGCATAGATAGCGATTCCTTCGCCGCCCCCTCGATTGTCAAAGAGGCACCTATTCACCGAGCCCAGTGCTGCGGAGCGCTTCCACCCCTCTACCGTCCAGTCAGACGAGCCCATCGCATAGTTTGAATTGCTGGGCGTGTAGATGTAGTCGGTCGTTCCGTTGAACAGACCAGAGGCGCCGCCAAACTGAGATTGAGCGGTGGCTATCTGCGCCGAGCCAGCAACGGAGATGGTCGCGCCGATGCTGCTGGAATCGGTGAACGTGGTAGACCCGTCCGCGCCGTTCATGTGCAACAGCAGCTTGACCTCGGAAAAGTCCGGGTCCGTGGGCGTCGGTGCGCTCGTCGGATAGCTGAAGATGAGCCGCTGATGGATGCTCACGTCAGGCCCACCCCGGTGATGTACCAAACGGTTGAAGTGATCTTGAACGCGGTAGCCATGCCGTTTGCAGCCAGGGTGCGCGATCCGGTCGATGTGGTTCCGCCTAATCTCAGCGTGTCGCTGGTAATCGCAATGGTGATCGCCCCCGCAGCGTTCTCATTGATGAGAGAAAGCACCGTCCCGACTGGGTAGGCCACCGAAGCATTCGCCGGGATGGTCCACGTTCTGCCAGTCGTGTCTGCCGCAGGATGCAAAAACGCATTGTTGGCATCAGCCAGGACAAACGTGTAGTCCGCGCTCTTGCTGGTGAGTACCACCCCCCGGTCAGCCTTGAGCAAGGTCTTGATAAGGCGGATGTGCGCCGCGCCTTCAGACTTGGCGTCACTGTTCGCCGGATAGGACGTATTCAGGTCGTTGATGCTGGATGCGCTTTCGACGGTCATGGATCACTCGCCGTTGAAGATGTTGGAACGCCCGCCCGTGCCAGGCAGGTCGGTTCGCAGCGGCACGCGCCGGCTGCGGTTCTCGGCATTGGCGAAAGACCGAAGCGCCGTCTCATACAGCGCCGAATACTTCTCAATCGCCGGATCGTCCTCGGTGAACATCGCCGCTTGTTTCAGCGAGCCGTACAGGTAGATGTCAGGCCGGCGAGTCAGCAGGTAGTTCGTCGGGTTCGCGTCCGACAAGTCGGTCTTTCGGCGATAGCGGAATCGCACGCTGTACGCCGACGCGCAGGGGCAGTCAAAGCGAATCGTCGAGCCGTCAATGGCCCACACGCTCGGCTCGGCGCTGTCGCTGTCGTATGGCAAGTCCTGCGGTCGGATCTGCCGCAGTTGGATGCGCTCGCTGTCAATGACCAGCCACAGCGCAATCGGGCTGATGTAGTCCGATGGAAGGTCAATCGTCGCGCTGTTCAGCGTGGCCGTGAGCGCCGTGTCGTATTCTTCTTCCCGGGGGAACAGGCGATCCGGGAAATCCGCCTCGCATAGCTGGATGAATAGGGCGACGTTCTCCGTGATCTGCGTGTCACCGTCACGTTTCATCATCCCCGGAATCGCCGCCTTCAGCGTGGCGTAGGTGGTGACGGTATCCACGGCCTACCCTCTCAGCCCTTGGCCGCCTCAATCGCCTCGTCAATGGCCCGCAGCAGGCCTTTGCGCGCCCGGCCTTCACGCTCGCGCACCCGCAGGCCCTCCAGCGCCGAGACAGTCATGCCGTCCAGCAGCGCGATGATCTCCGGGGCGTTCTGGTCCAGTACGTCCGTGATCCTCGCGGCCGGCTCCGGGTCAAGCATCGACTGCACGGAAGGTGCGGCCGTGGACGCAGGGGCAGGCGGCGCATCGGCGGCGATGGATTCCCCGGTGTTGACGTAGACCCAGCCGAGCTTCTTGTGTCGCTCCACTTCGCCCATGTCGTATAGAGGCATCACGCCGTGATCCGCGCTTTTCATCCAATGGGGCATGTCAGTCTCTCCTAGACGCCAGCAAAGTTGAGGGTGTCCGCAGCGTTGTCTAGCTGGCTTTCGCGCGGCCCCGTGAAGTCAACGCACATCTGAACCGCATCACCATCCGAACAGGTGACGCGGATCAGGTAGGCATCCGGCATCGTCTCGGCGTAGGTCTGCGCGATGCTCACGCCGCGCGCCGACAACCCTTGCTTGACCGTCTCCACCGTCGTCAACAGGTCGGGCATGTTTCGATCCTCATTTGCCGCCGCAGGCTGTCGGAGACTGCGACGATTTCATGGGTCGGGCACTCCACCAGCGCCCGTAGAAGTCCGCCGGATCGTTCCATGAAGGCACCCGGAACAGTCAGGCGCATGATTTCCGCCATGCCGGTCGTCAGCATGTACAGGTCGGGCGAGGTATCGAATCTGCGGCCGTCCACTTCCACCGTGAACCGGCCATCCTGCAATTCGGCCTCATCCATGTAGGCGTGCGTTTGCTTCGTGTAGCTGCCCTCGCAGCCGAAGAACACGACACGCCGATAGCCCATGAAAGGCGCAACGGTGAAGGCCATCATCGCGGTGGCCGTGCTCACGATGTGGCCGCCGGGAACGTCGTTCACGAGGTCAAAGACCTGAACGTCGGCGCCCTCCAGCGCCTCGAACACGCGCGGATGGCAGCGCGTAGCCAGAATGGCCCGCTTCGCTCCGCTCACCCGTTCGGCCAGGAAGTCGCACGGGTCAACAGAAATCAGCGTGGAGTCAATGCCGTGCTCACGAAGGAATCGGCACGCTCCATTGATCGCCCAAACATCGGAGAAGCCGAGAATCTCATCGATCCGGTCCTTGATGGATGGGCCGCCGCCGACAACCGCGAGCGGTCTATCGTGCGGCGGCACCTCGCCGATGAAGGGAAGTCCCAGCGCGTGAGCATGCGCGACATGCCGCAGCATCTCGTCATGCGGCACCGGAACGTGCCCTTCAAAGGCGATCTTCACGACGTGGCGATCAGGCCGCGCGTCTTGAGGGCGTCAAGCAGCGTGTTCATGTTCGCCACAAGTTGGGACAGCGTGGTGCTGGCCGTGATCGTGGCGATGTAGCTGATCTGCGTGGTCGGGGTGGCGCCGTGAAACGCCACCTTGTCGCTGGCCGATTGGCCGAGCTGCGTGCCATCCGGGCGACCGTCGGAGAGTTGGTTGTACTCGGGCATGTGATGCTCCTAGTGAGAGGATGAGGAATGAGAAAAGGCCCCGAAGGGCCTTGCATCAGTTGGTGATGCGGCAGCTCCACTCGGGGCGGAACACCTTGAAGCCGTAGAGCACGTCCAGGCGGCACAGCAGTTCGTCGTTGCGGATGTCCGAAGCCATCCACACGCGGATCGAAAAGCCTTCGTCGCGGCGCACCACGCACTTGTGTGCGTCGTCCATGACCGGCATGTCGGCCATCACGAACGCGAACGCATCGCGGTGATACATCAGGTTGTGCTTGTAGGACGTGTTCGCCGAGCCGACCACCGTGATGGTCTTGCTGTTGAAGTCCGTCGTTGCCAGCTGGGCGCCAGCGGACGAGCACACGTTCTGCTTCGCGCCGGTCAGGTAGATCGTCGGGGAGACGGTCATGTCACCACCGGAGCCGGTGCCGGCCGTGTTGGTGAACTGCTGCAGGTAGCCCAGGCTCGCCTTCGTCTCCGGGTGGCAGGCGTACACACCGTCGATGGTGAACACCGAGCCGACCGTCAGAGTCACTGGCGCAGCGGTGTCCGCCGAGACGGTGGAGCCGCCATCGGTCACGCCGGCCGCCGCATCGGTGGTGCCGGTCACGTCCGATCCGTTGCCGTGCGAGTAGGTGCGCTCGTTTTCGTAGAAGTCGGCCATCGCCGAGCGGCCGTAGTAGCCTTCCACGAACGCCTTCTCCACCTGATCGCCGGGCATGAACAGGCCCTTGTTCGCGTTGACGATGGACGCCATCGTCACGGAATCGAGCTGCAGCGCGCGGTTGCGGTCCTTCGGCGCAAGACCCTGGTTCAGCCGGGCGCGAGCCAGGCCGAGCGCAGTGATGTCGCCGGAAGCGCCGACCACCGTGCCGGCGGTGCCGACGAGGTTGTACGTCGCCTTGGTGGCGGTGGTGATGCAGTCACCATCGATGCCGCTCACGAGCTGCGAGATGGCAGGCTCGATGAATCGGCGCGAGAACGCGCGGACTTGCGATGGATCGTCCACGTTCAGCGCCAGGTCGGCGGACGTGAATCGCATGTCCACGCCGTCCTGGGTTGCCAGGGTGATGGTCTGCGTGGTTTCCTCGGTGTCCTGCACATCCATGATGCGCGAACCCTGACGCCGCGTGTAGCGGTTCGGCTCGCGCACGCGCAGAGTGCCGCCGATGCGCCCGCCGCCGATGTTCTGCGGCTTGAAGCTCTCATCGAACTGACGATCCACCGTGCTGGTGAAAGTGGCCTTCTCGTGGGCGATGGCCAGCCCTTCCTTGGCGATCATGTCGATCACCTTAAACGTGTTGCTCATGTGTGTTCCTCAGCGCCTCGCGGCGTTAGAGATGCCGACCTCTTGCGGTCAGCGACCTGCCGACTTTCGACGGAACTCCCGGTATTCAGCCGGGCTCATGTCGGAAACCGACTTCTGCGTCTTCGCCTTGCCGCCTTCAATCCGACTGGCCGGCTTTTCAGGCGCTGGCGCAGGCTTCTTGATGGTGGAAAGACGTTCCTTCACGGACTTGTCCCACTTCTGCGCCTTGTCGAGCGCGACAGCGATGGCCGGGTTTCGCAGGAGGAACTGCCCAAGCTGCTGGGTGTTGATCCCGAGCCCCTTGGCGTATCCCTCCAGCTCCGCGTCCTTCGCCGGAGACCAGTCCTTGATTTCGCGCATGAGGAAGGTCTGAGCGTCACTGAACAGCTTGGCATGGGTCTGCTGCTGTGCCAGTTGCATCTGTTGCTGCTTCTGCGCGATGGAGCCCTCCAGTCGCGGGCGAACGCCCTGCAACTGCATGAACTCGTCCCGGAGTTGTTGAGCCAGTTCCGGGTTCTGCTGGCTGACCTGTGGCAGCGCCTGGGCGATCTGCTGCATGCGGGTGTCAATCGCACGCATCTGGAATCGCTCGTTTTCGAGCTGTTCCGCCACCTGTCGCTCGCGGGTGAAGCTCTCGCGCTCGGACTCGAACGCGCGCCGTTCTTCGGCGTGGCTCATCGTCTTGCGCGTGTAGTCCTGCTGCATCAGCCTCTCGGCCTTGATGCGCTCCAGGGCTTCCTTCCTGCCGCGAAGTTTGACGCCCTCCAGTTCCTCTTCGATCTCGTCCAGTTCGGGTGACTGCTCAAGCTCTTGGCTTTGCAGTTCCTCGCCGGATTCAATCTGCGGGGTGACTTGGGTGCCGGTGGCCGTATCCTGGCCGGTGGGTGCAGATTCCGTCGCCGGATTGTCTGCGGTCATTTCGAGCATGTAGCTCTCTCCTTGCGGTCGCTTCTCAGCGATGCGCTGCCCCAATGAAAAAGCCACCCGGAGGTGGCCTTCTTATCGGCTGGGGGCTGTTCAGCCGCTAACTACTGAATCCCTTTACGTGAGCGCAGCGCCTGCGCCCGGATCGCCATGGCTCGTTTCTGCATTTCGCGCGCCATCGCCATTTGCCGATCTGGAAACGGGTTCTTGTTGGCGTTTGGACTCGGTGCGATGTGCTTTTGTTGCTTGCTTTTCATGGTCTTACCTATGCGCTTAGTGGGGGGGCTGCCAGCCTGCCAACAGTAATTGGTGTCTGCTAACCATGCAGACCGGGCAACAGCCTTTTTACGGGCTAGAGGTACAAGCTCCTGATCGCGCGTTGCTCCGCATTGGCCATGCGCTTCCAAATCCGGCTTAGTGCGGCTTGTTTGCACGAATCGGCCGGGGGCTGTTCGGCCTGGGTTCAGTGAAGATTCTTTACAGCCTCAAGCACGGGCGACATGCCAACCGCACGCCTGCCGTACTTGGCGAGCGCATCCGCCATGCTCAAGGCTCGGCCGACTTCCTCGAAGTCCACGCGGAAGAATCGAACGTCGTCACCCTCGCGGGACTTGAGCGTTTCGCCTGTCGGCGTGTAGATCGGGCGCAGTACGCGGTACATCAGTCGTCCTCAGAAGTAGCCCCCCCGCCGTTGGGCGGGGTGTCGTCTTGTTCTTCGCCGGGCATCTCCGGGCCTTCCGGCTCCTCGGGTTCCTCTGATTCCTCCGGCTGCGGCACCATGACAATCGTCTCGGTGGTCTGCGTGTGCGTCGGTGGTGCCACGGCCAGCGCCTGCGCCACGGTCTGCGCGACAAGCGCCTGAATCTGATCGGGCGTGATCGTCGCGCCCAAGACCTTGAGCCGTTCCGTCTCGGCTTCGTATGCCTTGATTTCAGCCTCGCGCTGCTGGATCTGGAGTTCCGCCACCTTCACCGGATCAGGCGCGGCGGCCACCTGCGGCGCCTCGGGCTTGAGAACCTGCATGCGCTTCGTCTCGGCATCGGCCGCCTTGATGTCCAGCTCCTTAGATTTCAGCGCGAACTCGGCTTGTCGGTCGGCCATCTGCTTTTGCAACTCGGCGATCTGCCCCTGCAACGTCGCCACAGCCTGTTTCGCCTGCGCGTCCTGCTGCTGGAGCATCCCCTGCAACTGCGCCACCATCGGATCAACCTGCGACCTCGCCTGCGGAGGAAGCATGGCCTTGAGCCGTTCGGCGACTTGTTCCGACCCGGGCCAGTCCAGATTTTTCGCCAGCAGGTCGCCGATCAACCCAGCCGACTGCGGGAACACGCGGATGAACTCCATCATCTGCGTGGCGGCTTCCTCGCGTCGTGACGTGAAGCTCGGACCAGCGGTCACGGTCACATCGTACTTGCCGGCCGACAGGTCGAACACCTTCACCAGCGCCTGCAACTGAGGCGACGGCGGCACGTTCGGCGGCAGTGGCACGAACTGCGGCGGACCAGACTGGTCCTGCTGCTGCGGAATCTGCTGCCCCGCCATGACGGCCTGCAGGATCTGAGGATTGACCGCCGGCTGATTCACCGGGATTTGGTAGCTCGTGCCGTCCTCCTGCACGGCGCGCAGAATCCGCTCCTTGCTGTAGACCTTCGGCAGCAGGTCGAGGATGATCCGCCCGCCGTGCTCCACGGCTCGATTCCGGTTGTCGCGGAAATCGTAGGTGGAGACATCCCCCTCGCGCTGGCGGGCCATGATCGCGCGCCCGCTCGTCTCGTTGCTCCGTGCTCCGAGCGAGGCGTCATAGATTCCCATGATCGCCTTCATATCGTCAGCGGCCATCAGGGCTTCCTGCATCACGCCAGCGGGCGGACCTTGGAACACCTGGCGCTGCGGCATCGCCCCGGGCGCTTCTGGCACCGGGTCATACTCCAGATAGGCGTGAGGCTCTACGTTCGCGGTAGACCAGCGATCCGCATCACTGTTGAACATGCCCTTCGGGCCAATGTACGGCGCCTTCGGCTGCAACGCCCCGAGTTCGGCAGCCAGTGACCGCTGATAGTTGTACAGCCGCTGCGAGTCCTTCGCGCGATGGATCAACGAGAAAAACAGCCGCTTGCCGTTGACGTTCGTCTCTTCCCCGTACATCGGAACGATTGGGATGTACTTCCCGGCCCAATCGTTCTCTTCCAAAACGTCGGTGCCGGTGATGATCCGTTGACGGACCTTCCACGTCCACGCATCGCGGTCGCCCACCACCGTCACGCCCTGCGCGGTGAGCATGTCGGCGATCTTCATCAACTGCTCTTCGTAAAGAACCATGCCGTTCGACAGCTTGATGAGTCGCGTGGGCTTCTTCTCACGGATCCAACGCTCGGCTACGCGGATCTTCTCGCCCTTGTCCTCAAACCATTGATCGGTGTAGTCCTTGGAGTCGGCCTGAAAGCTGGTCGCCTTGGCATCGGTGCCCCAGCGGTCCTCAAACTCGCTCTTTGAGTACCAATCCGTTACGAATGCGCGCTTCCAGTCAATCGACGTTCCCGCCGTGCTGTCATAGTCGCCGTACACGCTGAACGGGTTGGATACGCGAACGATGCTGATTTCTTGCTCGAAAGCATCGTCGTCCGGGTAGTCCACAGCGACGCGGAAGTACCCGAAACCGCACGTCACCGCAAAGTCGTATGCGCAGTCGTATGACTGGTCCGCCTGGCTCGCCGTTTCGATGTTGCGGATCAGGTCCGACTTAATGTCGGCGGTGAGCTTGTCCGCGCCATTGCCGACCGGCTGAACCTTGATCTGCGCGCGGTTGATCCGGGCGTCGTTCGTTACCTGCTTGGTGAACGCCGGGATGCGGTTGATGGTCAGGCACGGGCGGCCGGAACTCTCGCGGCGAGTGCGGTCCTTCTCGTCCCACTGCTGGGAGAGCTTGGCGAACTCAAGGTCGGCGAGAGACTGCTTTCGCTGGTCGCGCTCGTGTTCCTCGCAGGCCGAGAACTCGTCGCGGTCGTCTGCGAGGGTGTCTTTTTCCATGTTCTGTTTCCGGCGTCGTCTCGACGTTGGGATGTGGCGGCTAGATGCGCAGGGGATCTAGCTTTCGGAGGTCGTGCAGCCTGATGCCGTCGCGCTTGGCCTGTTGGATCAACATGGCCCGCAGATAGTCGCGCTGGCCACCTGCCCTTCCGTCAATCGTCGCAAACGTCTCGCAAGAAAGCTGCCGGCATTCCGTCGCGATGTCGAACCGCGTCAAAAGTGCGTCGCTCCGCAAGTCGTAGACGCTCGTCTCGCGGATGAAGTCATCCCAAGTCAGGATGTTCTTCACCGGCATGATGACGCCAGACGGCAGGACAGCGGCGGCCACCCCGGCGGCGAACATGCCCATGAGGCCGCGTCTTGTGACGTTCATTTCTTACCTCTTTCCGATGTACCGCGTCGGACCACCCGAGCGCATGTAGGCCGCCAGCGTGGCGCGCGAGCCAAGCCACAGCGGGCGAGGCGGGTTCGCCAGTCCGTAGGCACTCAGCACGGCTAGCGAGATTGGGTTCAGTTTCATGTCATCCCATCCATGATTGCGGAACGCGAACCGGCTTCTTTGCCGCTTCCTTCGCTTTCGGTTCTTCGTAGGCCACGCAGCACAGCCCGAAGGCGTCGGCCGCGTGGCTTGACCAATCGTGCTCTGGCCCTAGACCAATCTGGCGGTTGTCGTCTCGCTTCTCGTGATACCAACCAAGTGCGTCAAGGCCCGGCTGCGTCGTCTGTTCGTTGAACCACATGGAACCGAACAGCCGGCGACCGGCTTCAATGCGAGCCTTCGCAGCTCCGCGCCCCTGATTCGGGACCACCGTGACCTTGTAGCCAGCCTTCCTCAAGGCCGACTCATACGACACGTCAAACACCGCGTCATGCCGCTCGCCGTCGTGCGGAAGCCAGAACTGGCAGCGGTCAGGGGTGTAGCCCTTGCCGCGCATCCAGTTCAGATGCGCCTCCAGCGGCTGGCCGACCGCTTCGTAGTAGTCCAGTACGCGGATTTCCTTACCGATGAACTGCGCGATCCACAGGGCGAAGGCATCAGCCCTCGCGCCAGTCCCGCCGATGTCCACGAAGGCCCGCAGGGTCATCAGCGGGTCAGCCGGAACCCGCCCGATCCGGCCATCAGCCTTGGCCTGGGCGATGTTCTTGGCGTAGTAGGCGCCTTCCAAGACCGTGGCGTATCCGCCCTCCCAAATGTGGTCGTATTGCTCCGGCTGCATCCGCAGGCAGTCCAGCCGCTCTTGCTCTAGCACCTCGGGGAACCATGGGTTGTCCCGCCAGTTCGCCTTGACCACGATGGCGTCGGTCGGCAGTGACTCGCCCCTTAGCAGAGCATCTACCGCGTCACTCTTGCGCCTCGGGTTCCACGAAAACCACAGCTCAGACCCGGCCGCGCGCAGCGTCGGGCGCAACATGTTCAGCGACACCGCTGACGCCGTCTGCGCTTCCTCCCACCATGCACGCTTGAACCCCTCCAGCGACTTGATGCTGTCCGCCGTGTAGTCCTGCATGCCCTTGAAGATCATCAGGCCATCGCCCGGCGTCTCAATCTCGGTCTTGAACACCCGGAAGCCGTCCGACTCACCAAGGCCGAGCGATTGCAGTTTCGCCTCAATCAGCGCCTTGGATGACTGCGCCAGGTCTTTCTGCACCTCGCGGATGCACACTGACCGCAGGCCCTCGCCGCCGCTCTCTCCGGGCTCGGCCAAGCTGTCTTCAATGAGCATTTCGGCGAAGCAATGGCTCTTGCCGCTACCTCGACCGCCCCAGGCCCCCTTGTACCGGCTGCGCTTCAACAGCGGCGCAAAGACTCGGGGCGTCTGGATCTTGAGCGTCTTCACGCCTTCGGGTCTACGATGGTCCGCTCAATGCGGGCGAACTTGACGGGGCCGCCACCCTCGCCGGTCAGTTCAACAGCCTTCATTTCGCGCCACTTTTCCGGGCAGCGGTTTTTCAGCCAAAAGATCATGGCCGTCGGGTCAGGCGGGTAGTGCTTCCTGATTGCCGTCTGGACAAGCTCGCCGCCGACGACCCGGATATCGACCTCGTCGTGTTCGTAGCCGACAGCGCGCCGGTAGAGGCTTTGCGCGACCTTCTCGTCAGCTTCTTGCTTTGGCAGCTTTAGGGCGTCCGAAAATTTCTGGTGCTGCACCTTCCACAGCGCGACGGTCGAAACAGCCACGCCGAAGAAGTCGGCCAGTTGAGCGTCAGTCGCCCCCAGCTTGCACAGCTTCGCGGCCTGCTCGGCGTACTCCGGCTTATAGAGACTGGGGCGGCCTCTGCCTCGTTTGTCTTGTTCGGCATCTTTGGCCGATGCGGTCTTTTTGGTGGTTGCCATGATTGAAGCTCCGTCCTTTCGGGTGGTTGG